AATAAAGCTCTCTCTGCAATAGAGTTAGCCTTATTTATTACTTATCTTATTTATTTTAAATTACCACCCAAACCCTACGACTACTAGACGCAATGTCTCTTAGTCGCCCTCAATCCGATGTGGAATCTCCACACTCATCATCACCCACATTTGGATTTTCCAAAACCTCTCATTTCAAAAAGTGGATCGCTTCTCGCCTTCCACCTTTCCCAAACCCACCCCAATCTCCACAATATTCATCATCACCTCCTGTCTCATTCAAGGAGGATCATTCTTCATCATCAAATCCCACCACTGGTGGGAAAATCCTTACTGCAGACCAAATGCCATCATTTGGGTCTGCCACTCTCAACAAAGTGCAAAACATCACCCACACTGTTTCAGACATTTTTGACACACTCAAACCAGCAACCTTCTTACATTTCGTGCTCGCCTTCCAAAAACCTCTCTCTCATGCTGAGCGCGTCAACCTGGTTTGCTCCATTCTAGAAGTCTATCCCATATTCAAAGGACTTCTTTCATTCGTCGATTTCCTCATCCCACTCTTCACGGATCTTTTCCATGCTGCTTCCGTCATCGATTCTGACACAGTTCCAAAAGCTGAGCCTTATCAACATCAAGCTCAAGCACCAGATTTCATTGTCCGAATCTTTGGCCCAACCTTTGATAACCCCTTTGCCAAGATCATCATGGGGATCATCGGCATGATCAGCATGGTCATCACTGGAACCACAGCCTTTTTCACCAAGCCAACATCAGACAAATCAAGCTGGTTTCAAAAGGTGAAAGACTCTGCCCAAACCTGCACTTCTCTTGCTGGAGTCTTCAAAGTTGCTCATTCCATTGTTCCATCATTCCTCACCTCATTCCTCGGATACGAACCTGATGACCCTCTCACTCAGAGATACAATGATCTTTACAATCGCTGCACCACCATCAACTCAGCAGTCAATGATTTTAATGACAAAACAAGACTCAACCCAGGACATTTTTATGATTGCTCTGACAAATTCCTACAGCTTTATAAAGAGGCTGTCCAACTCCACAAGGAATTGTTAGAGCTACCCGCTGACGTTTCTGCCAAGCTATCATCCATCACTCGCCAAACCATCAAATCACTCGTGGATTTCAAATGTGCCATTGCTGATTACATCAAAGGCAATGCACTCCGCCCCGAACCCGTTGTCATCTGGATCTGGGGTGATCCTGGCCATGGTAAATCCACCTGGAAAAACATCCTCATCAAAGCACTGGGAGAAGAACTCAAACAGCCACTCTCAGTTTATGAGCATTCTTCACATGACAAATACTGTAGCACCTACCAGGGCCAACAAGTTTGTTGCTTCAACGATATGGGACTCGACCCCACCGCTGAGGATCTCAAGTTTTTCCTCAATTGGGTCGACACCAATCCCTGCACCGTCACTAAAGCTGCCGTTGAAGACAAAGGCATGCCCTTCTGCAGTCGATTCATCATCGTTTGCTCAAACCAAGCCTATTATGCTCCCAGATCTCAAGTTGTCACCCCTGAAGCTTGCCACCGCCGTCGTGATCTTCTCATCAGACCCCATGATTACAACTACAAAATTGGTACTCAAAATAATCACAGGACCCTGGATGGATCCCACCTCACCTTCTATCAATATCCTGTTTTTCCCATGGACGAAAAGGCCAATCCTCCCACTGTAGTTCGCCCCCGCCATGCCACTTTCGCCGATCCACCACCCGGCCCAGCTGGCGGTACCCATCTGCCTGGCTACAATGCGGAAATTTGTGCCAAGCAACTCATTGCCATTTACCATCGCAAACAACGCCAATATGATCTGCTCGTTGGTTCAACTCGCCCACCTGTCACACTTTATGACCCATACCTTCCAGTTGACCACGGATTTGACCAACCTCTTGCTGCATACCATGATCCACCAGAACAAACTGAACCTGCCTTCATTCAAGTCCAACCATTGGAACCTGAACCCGATCTCCCTCCTCCACCAGAACCAGAGGTCACATTGAATGCTGAAGCCCAAACAGCCAACTTCAACATTGATGCTGAAATTGCCCTATTTCACCGCCTCATTGACCAGGGACTTCTCGCCCCACCCCCCCCTGACATGAGCATTGAGGACTTCGTCAGGGATGTCAATCACAATCCTCCACCTGATGAGGCTGACGTTGACCTTATGACCTTCGAGGACGACGTTGCATACCAACTGTACCAACCAAACATACAAACCACAAGACCTTTCATATACACACCTGCCTTCCAGGATCCCATACATGTTCCCGCCCCTTATATCTACCAAGCCGGGGAACAAACTGCAAATTATGCCTTCCTTATTCTTGGACAACCTGGTCTTGGCAAATCAACATTCCTGCACAAATACAAGCAACACATCATGACACCAGCAGCCTTCTGCAACACTGACAATGACACCCTTGCCACATACAACACAATTGCCATTGATGACATCACTGCTGATGCACAACTATTTCCCATCATTGTGCACAAAGTCATGGCACTACACGCTTATCCCAAACCACTCATAATCATGACAGGAAACAATCAATCCATGACTGACCTCTTCCATTCACAACCAAAAGATCTTAAACAAGCCTTCTTGCGACGCTGCCATCAAATTTTCTTCACACCAGCATCTGCAGCTGGTCTGTTGGAGAGCAAGACCAAATTCCAAAATCGTTGTACTCAACAACTCATGGCCGGTCTTCCTTTTGATGCCGTCGTGCGGCTCGTTCACATGGCTCCTGCCTCTGCAAAACGGGAAGACATCAACCTGACCATCTTGCATAGTCTCATTCGTGATGCCACACCAGTCATAGTCAAGCCCACTCTCGCCAAGCGAATGGAAAACGTGCCTGCCGGCCCCTCTGACTATATTTCAGCCCGCGTCACCTATTCTGAACTCAAGAACATCTCAATCAAGAATTTCCTCACTATGGATGCTGAGAGCTCACTTACAAAGACACAAACAGTTAAATTCCTCTCATATTTTGCCAGACGCATCCTGCCTTACATTAAAAAATACAAGACACTTGAAGAGGCAATAGAAGCTACAGCCAACCAGGCCGATTTCCCACGTGTTGACCGACCACTACACATCATGCTTATTGATCACACACTCACTGTCTGGTTTGAGTCTGGCAAACTACATTATACATACATTGACACAGCTCAATCCCCTTTCACACCCAACAACTTACAAGCCTTCAATGGACGAGGCGTGCCAGGGACACTCACCCAAGCAGCCATGGACGACATCATCGAATGCAGGCCCAGTCTCTCAATCTGCTCTTTCCTTTCTGATATTGTCTCCATCATCATTTCCACCACTGGCTTCACCGCTGGTGTTGTGGCCCTTGTCCAAAACAAGACACGCAAGCACAAATCTCAGTTTTTCCAGATCAATTGGGCGGAAGAATCACCAGCCCCCCCGTATCAGGAGGAACCATCCTGGCCCGCTTCCGCTGCAGCTCAACCACGCCCCATTCGGCAGCCCATTCGCAATCCCACTCACAATCTCAAAGCCTCTCACGTTAGCGGCAATGGTTACACCATGCAAAAGAAAGCCTCTCACAATTCTCAAGCCTTTGAAATCAATTGGGCTGACGAATCTCCTGCTCCACCCGAGGAGCTTGAACCTTCTTGGCCTGGTCGATCAATTGTCCGGACACCCATTCGCTCACCCGCTGTCAATCTCAAAGCCTCTCATGTGAGCAGCGGAGGTTATAACATGCAAAACGGCCCAACTGATGATTCTTGGCCCCCTTCTGTTGAAAATACTGCCACGGTCGGTAACATTCTCACAACCCAACATACCTCATTCAGGAAATTCCAAAGAGAGGCAGCTTCTAACCGTCAAAACTTTCTTGCTGTCTTTAGTCACTTCTTCCGTCCATCCTCGGACAACCTTTCTCCAGAAGAAGCTTTTTACTCCCTCATTTTGGATCCCACTCTCTCTGAGGATTTCTTCACCTCCCGCAGAGACCACTTTGTCACATATCTCCGTACTTTTGAACACCTCTTTGATCTCAATCAACCTTTTCAACCCCCACCAAATCCCCTGGATCAAAATCAAACTCACTCTGTCTATCAACTTGCTTTCTTCTCTCACTCTCTTGAATCTGACTCCACCGCTGTTGATGTCGCAGTTGCAATCTACAAGAATATGTTCAGAGTCACATCCAACCACGGCACCTGCTGGGCCATACCACTGAGGGACAACTACTTCATCACAGTCGGCCACATTTTTGATGATGCCCATCCTGACTCCCTTTACATCACTTACAAAAATGAAGAATACTCAGCCAGACCCATTGCAGCATCAGACAACTATGATTTCCTCATCTGTCAAACTCACGCTCCTCTGCAATTTCCATCAACCATGAAATCCTGGATACTTGAGACTGACAAAATCAACTCCAAGAATCTCGAGGGCATAGTTCCTGTCCTCCGTGGAAACTCTCTTCTCATCCAACCTGTCAAATTTTCCCAAATGATCAGATTTGAGTCCGGCGCTCTGGCGGGCTGCATTGGAGTCCGTGCGGTTCCCAACAAACTACATGCCGCCAAATTCGACAGCAGAGTTGGAGACTGTGGCATGCCATACTTGCACTGTTCACCATCCACACCTCGCCGCTTGCTTGGATTCCACAATGCTGGTAATGGACAAACCGGCTTTGGATCAGTCATAACTAGAGAACTCATTGAAGCGTGCATCAATACAAAGCACACTCAAGAAGCTGAACCAATTAAGATCTTGGACTATCAACAAGTCTCACCTGATTTATCCTTCGCCCTCAATCACAAAGGGGAAAAAGATCTCACTGCTGGGCCTACCAGGACAAAACTCAAATCAACTCCCTTTCACAATCCCAATTGCGGTGTTGAACCTTCCATCCTTTCCCGCACTGATCCCAGAAACCCTGAACACATTGATCCAATGTTAGACGGCCAAACTCGATGGTCCAAATCACTCATTGAAGACCCCTTTGACAATGACCTCATGGCCTCCTGCTTCCAAGATATTGAAAATGAACTTGTCACCCTATTTAAGTCTAAATCATTCTCCCTTTCCAAACTCACCCGCACTGCTGCCCTCAATTATGATGCACTATACCCTGGCATGTCTTCACTTCCATCCAGCTCTTCAGCAGGCCTTCCCTGGTCTCACCTTCCAGGCACCAGACACAAAACACCTATGCTCATATTTGATGTCAACCGCAACATCTTTGACATCAACCGTGAACACGAGCTTGGAAAAAAATTCATTTCATCTCTTGATTCATTGCAATCTCACTGCACACGCCGCATTCGCACTGCAGTGCTGTTTGATGCCCATCTCAAGGACGAAGTCCTCCCCCACCGCAAGATTGAAAGCGTCGCCACACGCATCATTCTTGGTGGACCTTTGGAACTTACAGTCCTACACAGACAGTATTTCGCTGCCCTCAGCAATCTCATTGTACGCACCCACAATGATCACCCCATCAAAGTTGGCATTAACCCATACACCGAATGGGACATTTTATACAACCAACTCATCGCAACATCTGACACTGGATTTGACACTGATTTCAAAGGTTGGGACTATTCCATCCAGCCCGACCTCTTCAAGTTTGTGCCAATCTGCTGGGCCAACATATACTCCAGGCTAGATCCAAATTCCACTCTTGATGACTACAACACTCGCCTTGGAATCTATGATCACATCATTCAACCTCTCATTTCCTGGAATGGCAAGCTTATTCACCACAACTGTGGCATGCCTTCTGGCCAACCCATGACAGCCATTGACAATTCTCTCATGAACTGGGCTCTCCAAGCCTACTGCTGGAAGACGATCTTCAAAGACACTCCCCTTGCTTCATATTCCTGTTATCGCCAAAACATCACTCCTGCCTTCTATGGTGATGACAACATCACAGCAGTTCCTGAATCACTTCAATCTCAGTTCAACCTAGACAACATCTCACCAATTCTCACAAAGGCTGGCATGACCATCACCCCAGGACAGAAAACCTCCTCCTATTTTGGCTTCCAACCCATCAAGGATCTCACATTCCTCTCCAGATTCTTCAACACCACCCCCTCCATGCTCAAATGCACTGGTGGCAAAGTTGTTGGATCTCTCAAGACTGATTCCATCAAGAAACTCATTTCATATGTCAACACCTCCAAAGCTGATAAATGGATCTCTCCAGAAGCCAACACAACATTTGAGGAAGAACCACTCTCAGCCATCTTCACATCAGCCTGCTATGAATTCGCCATGCTGGGACCACAAATCTACAACAACAACATCCCCAGAATGGCTCGGACATTGCAGAACCTTGGCATTCAAGCGATGGCCCCCACCCATCGTCAGATCTTGGTGGCACTAGGCCACCTGCCATGCGAGGCTTTCACCTCCATGGACAGCGCAAATTAAAACCACACAACACATGCACCACCCCCTGCATCCAAAACAAAACACAAAACCAACACAAAAACAAAACCACAAAAACAAAACGCACCAAACCAAAACGAAAACGCAAAAAACGCAAACGCAAAAAACCCAAAAAACCAAAACAAAAAACCCAAAAAAAAGAAAACGAAAAGAAAAAACGCACACAACACGACAATTGCATAACAACACACACTCATCCAAACATACATTTTGCCGCTGTCCTGCTGAAAGCCTCGCAATCTCAAGTTAAGCTGTTTCATTCATTTTGTTTCAATCATCAGCCATGTCAACTGAAATCACCGCCCCTTCCACAGGCACCGGATTGAATCCAGTCATGCCCGCTGTTGCACCCACAGTGGGCCCATCTGAAATACCATCAACTTCCGGCCCTGATCTGCGTCTCCAAATGCGACAACTCAATGCCCTTGATCCATCCCTCTACCTCCAATTCCGTCGACTTTACACCTTCCGATGGGATTCCACAATGAGATCTGGCACCGTCATATATGTTCAAGAAGTTGATCCCACTAAACTTGGCCCTATTATGCGTCACCTCATGCAATGCTACATGTCCTGGTCTGGTGGCATACAAATCGCCTACAACATCACAGCCACCGCCTTCAACTCTGGATCACTCATTTTCGTCCGCGTTCCACCCTACATCAAAGATCCTCACACCCTCACACTAGATGAACTCACCAACTTTCCCTATTCCATCCTTGATTGCAAATCCACTGACATCAATGCAATCACACTTGGTGATACCAATCGCATGCGCTTCCATCTCTCATATCCACCTAACTCATCATACAACCCTGGTGATGACAGAGGCGCATACCTCGTGATCGCTGTTTACAATCCATTAGTTGGCTCCTCCCCTGAAAATTCTCAATGCTTCGTGAATCTCTGGTACAAACTAGCACAAGACTTCCAAGTTGCCCAACTAATTCCCCCCCAAATCACCTTCGCCGATGACTCAGAATGGGATCAATTTTTCGACTCCACCCCCATTGATCCTATGGTGTTCCAACCCATCGAAGAACTCCTTGTTACACCAACTGGGGCTCTCAACAATTACCAATCCCTCTGCTACGACATCAACACAGGCCACCCCTCCACTTCTTCTCAATATCAAGTGCCTCTCGATCAACGCTTGACAGTGGCAAACTCCGCTGATCAGATCCGTCTCTTCTCTGATAACCACACTCCTCACTACGCGAAAGTCACCTCTTCTGCCTATAGAATCTCTGCCACAGTACAAGTCGATGAGGGTGACAGTCTTGCTGTTCTCACGAATGACATTGATTGGAATCAAACCCGAGTGGAAGCCGTTAACAAGATCAATCATAGTATCACTGGCAACACTCTCTTCAGCACGACTCAATTCATAGTTGAGCCACGTCCCATCTGGGGCGCTAGAGATGGCTACACTACCGACGTCTTCACCACCCTATTCGGCGAATCTCTTGTCACATTCACCAACGACAACTCCATCATTCCCGGAATTCCACTGCTCCACAATCAAATCAGGCTCCTCAAAAACCACACTCTTTCGGCTCCCACCAATTTGACTCCTGTTTTTATAGTCAGAGACAAAAGTACATCCAATCCTCTCTTTTTGATCAGACTGAACCTTAAAGGCTTTTTCTCTGCAGCTTCAATTAATGTGCCATCTATCTACAATTTTGCTGACATCACAATCAAGTATTTTACAACCATCCCTTCCACTGATAGACTTCCACCCATCTAAACACGGAATCTTTTTCTTCTCTACCCTCTTTAGTTAGAAACACCATTCATGGACAATACTTTGATGCCTTCCCCTCCTCCTTCGGCCAGAGCCTTTCGCCTTCGTTATATCCATTCAGACGACATCTCTCCACCTATTTTGACTCCAACTCTTCCTCCATCCTTTCGGAGCTCCCATCTTCGCTCCCGTCGTATGCGGAATCAATCTCGTCGGCAACCAACCCCTCTTCCCGCATATCCACCAGAGACCCCCTTCACTTATGGAGTCCAAATCCCATTGACCCTTCCACCTCCCTACAATCCATCAGTCAATGGCACCAATCAGACCTTGCCCAATTCACCCCCTCCCCCCTACAGTTTGATACCACCCAATCCACAGCCAGCAGATTCGATCTTGACCACGACCAGACAAGCGTTAAGCATCCTCTCCCGTCCTTTAGTGTCCAGACCATCCCCATGGACGATCCTTCAGCTATTCACATTCACGGTAGTCTTCCAAGTCATGCTCTTCCTGGCCCTTCCCAAGCTGGCTTACCGGAAAATTACTCGGACCCTATTCAATTTTGGAGCATGGATTCACATCATTCCACCTCTGCTGACTCTTTTCGCGACCCTGTTCCTGTCGAACCTAATTATAAGGCATTATTTGATAATCTCGGCAGAGACAACTCCAAATCCACTTTCTTAGGCATTCGAAATTTCTCCTCAGCATTCATTAAATCTAGACACTCCACCGTAGACTCAAACATCACCCCATTATGGCAGCCGAAGCTGCTGGAGCTGCCGCCGGAGCCGGCGCCAACCTTCTAGGAGACATCTTTAATTTCGCAACAAATCTCTCACAACAAAGCCAAAACGCATCCCAATTTGGTGCCACACTCCTATTTAAACATCAACTCTTAGATCAACTCCAAAAGCCTCTCACCAATGCCCAAATAGCCTCAATGTCATACACCAATTCATTAAATCAAAGCCAATCACAATTAAACCAATCTCAATCACAATTGGCTGACCAACAAATCAAATTTGGCAATCTCGCATTAGATTCATTCCAGCGCAACAATGTCCCCCTCGCCTATCTCACATCCCCTTTAACACGATCTTTCAACTATTTAGGAGGTAGATCTGGACAATTTGTCAACACCATGAATTCAATCTCATCCCCCGTTGCCTATAGTGGCTCTCCACTCCAACAAGCCATGGGCATCGGTTTCATCAACAGTTAAACACGAGCGAAAAATCATAGTAGTAATCGTGCTCTTAACACAATTTTTTTTTTTTAAAAATCTCAAACACGAGCGAAAAATACTGAGTAGTAATCGTGTTCTTGAGTTTTCATTCAACAAATTTCATCAATTAACACATTTTTTTTTTTTTTTAAAAGACTCAAACACGAGCGAAAAACACTGAGTAGTAATCGTGCTCTTGAGCTTTTATTTAACAAATGTGACAAACTGCTTATATCAGAATGTCACAATCATCATCATTT